AAAGCCAAGGGCATGGAAGGTGGTGGAAAAGCAGTACCACCAAAGTTTAAAGGATTTTCCAAACTACCTGAGTCTGTGCAACAAAAGATGAATCCAGATCTAGCTGAAAAGTTTGGTATGGGTGGAGATGTTAAAGGCAAAAAAAGTGGCAACATATGTCGTGGTAGAGGCATAGCAAGACCAGGTACTGGATTTACAATAAGGTAAGATTATGGCTATTGAAAAGGTAGACGGAGTAGAGAACTTAGACGCACCTAAAGGTGTAACATCTATTGAGATAGAAGAAGCACCAATAGGTGATAACATCACAGAAATGGATGATGGTTCTGTTGTTATTGGAGAAATGGAAGAACAGATTGCTCCGATACAAGTACCTTTCAATGCAAACCTTGCAGAATTTATTGAAGATTCTGAATTAGGTAGAATATCTTCTGAACTAGTAAATGAAGTACAGGAAGATATAAATTCACGAAAAGAGTGGGAAGATCAATATAAAGGTGGATTAGAATTACTTGGTATGAACTATGAAGACAGAGCCGAGCCTTTTGAAGGTGCTTCTGGCATAGTGCATCCATTACTTGCTGAATCTGTCACACAGTTTCAAGCACAAGCATATAGAGAATTACTACCAGCAGGAGGTCCTGTAAAGACAGCCATCATAGGGCAAGAAACTCCTGAAATAGTAGCACAGGCTGAACGTGTTAAAAATTTTATGAATTATCAAATAACCTACGAGATGGAAGAGTATGATCCAGAGTTAGATCAAATGTTATTTTATCTTCCAATCGTTGGATCATCATTTAAAAAAGTTTATTTTGACCCTACGTTGCAAAGGGCAGTATCTAAATTTGTTCATGCAGAGGATCTTATTGTTCCTTATAATGCTACAGATTTAAAGACTGCTACGAGAATATGTCATGTTATTCGCATGGACTCGAATGAAGTAAGAAAGTTGCAACTATCTGGGTTTTACAAAGATATTGAGTTGCCTACGTCAGACTCTGATGGAGTCGATTACAACGAGGTAAGAGAAACAATCAAAGATATTGAAGGCATACATTCAGAGTCAAGTTACAACGAAGAATTAACATTATATGAAATACACACCGATTTAGACCTGCCAGGTTTTGAGGATCAAAGTCAAGCAGGAGAAAACACTGGATTGAAAATGCCTTATATCGTCACAATTGTGGAGAAATCTGGTGAAGTATTATCGATCAAGAGAAATTTCAACGAAGCCGATCCGTTACGCAGTAAAATACCTTACTTTGTACACTATAAGTTTTTGCCTGGTCTTGGCTTTTATGGCTTTGGTCTTACACATATGATAGGAGGCTTATCAAGAGCTTCTACATCAATACTCAGACAATTAATAGATGCAGGGACATTATCAAACTTACCTGCTGGATTTAAGGCAAGAGGTGCAAGAATAAGAGATGATGAAACACCTCTTAATCCTGGTGAGTTTAGAGATGTTGATATGGTCGGTATGGACTTACGTCAAGCTATCATGCCGTTGCCATTCAAAGAGCCATCACAAACTTTATATTCTCTGATGGGAACATTAATTGATTCAGGCAGACGTTTTGCATCTATGGCTGACATGAAAGTTGGTGAGATGCAGGGCAATGCTCCAGTAGGTACAACTATGGCTATCATGGAACGTGGCACAAAAGTTATGTCTGCAATCCATAAACGTCTTCACTATTCACAAAAAGTAGAATTTAAAATACTTGCAAGAATATTTGCAATGGGTGTTCCGATGTATCCATATCAAGTACCTGGCGCACCACCTGAAATTAAACAAGCAGATTTTGATCAAAGAATAGATGTGCTTCCAGTATCAGATCCAAACATTTTTTCAATGTCACAAAGAATAGCTTTAGCACAAACACAACTGCAACTAGCTCAAAGTAACCCTGATATTCATGGAGCTAATGGAATGTATCAGGCATACAGAAAAATGTATGAAGCTTTAGGTGTGACAAATATAGATGCTATACTGCAACCACCACCACAGCCAATGCCTATGAATCCTGCAAAGGAAAATCAAGAAGCATTGAGAGGTGCAAGATTGCAGGCATTTCCAGAACAAAATCATCAAGCACATATATCTGCACATTTAGCCATGATTGCCACACCAGTTGCACAATCAAATGCAGCCATAGTTATGTCACTTCAAGGTCATATATCTGAACATATTGCAATGATGTCAGAGCTACAAGCACAGCAGGAGATAAGTGCTAACATGACACCTGAACAACAGGCTATGATGCAACAAGATCCTAATGCAATGAAGCAATTTCAAGATCAAGTGGCATCAAGATCTGCTGAAATAGCAAGTGAGGTAAGTGAGCAATATGCACAGTCAATTACACCTCCTCCATCTGAAGATCCATTAGTGTCCATAAGAAAGCAAGAGTTAGCACTAAGAGGTCAAGAAGTAGCTCAAAGACAACAACAATTTGAAGTTGAGCAAAAATTTAAAGAAGACAAAGAAAGAAATGACGTATTATTAGACCAGCAAAGACTTGATCAGCAAGAGGAAATAGCCAATCAAAATGATCAAACAAAAAGAGATATAGCTTCTCTTAAACAAATGAAAGGGTAGATTATGGTTAGCTCGATTAGAGAAAAAATAAATGAGGTTGAAAAACAAAAGAAAATAAAAAGAAGACTTGCAAAGGAGGGAATTGTAGATGCCGTTGAAGAAAGGATCGAGCCAGAAAACAATCAGCAAGAATATTCGCAAGTTGAAGAAAGAGAAATACCCACAGAAACAAGCGATAGCGATAGCGTTGTCCAAAGCGGGAAAATCAAAGAAAAAATCAACAAGCCGAAAAAAAAGTCAAAAAAAGCCACAAAAAAAGCGTAGTGGTGGCATGATTAAGAAATTTTCACCTATAGCCAAACCACAAAGGTTTCAGGGCGTATTTTAATGGAGTTTAACTATAGATCCAGCAACTATATCATTAGCCGTAGGCGTAGCCTCAAAAGCATTTGACGCAATTAAGAAGGGATTTGCCGTAGGTCGTGATATTGAACAAATGTCTGGAGATATAGGACGTTGGATGGGAGCTGTGTCTGATGTTGACAATGCTGAGAAACAAGCGAAGAATCCTCCCCTGTTTGGTAAGTTGTTCAAAGCTGGTTCAATTGAAGAGGCAGCTCTCGCTGCTTATGCAGCCAAGAAGAAACTTGAGGAACAAAGGTACGAACTCAAGATGTTTTTAAACATGACTTATGGTCCACAAGCCTATAATGATCTTTTGGCTATGGAAGGTCAAATAAGAAAACAACGACAAGAGACTGTGTACAAGCAACAACAGCTAAGAAGACAAATAGGAGAGGCAATTGGCTGGCTTGTTTGTGTGCTTATTATTGGAGCATTTGCAATATTAATTGCTAGTATTTGGGTTAAACGTGCAAAGGGGGATTACAAATTCAAGCCTAGAGAATACACTTTGCAACAAAAAATATGGCAAGGTAAAATTAAAAAAAAAAGTACACGACGTGTAGGTTAAAGAAAAGAATTACATCAAAGTTTACAAATAAAAAGGCTTGTATTTATGAAGGAGGAAATAAAACATTTACAATGATGATAGAAAGCTGGTGTCCTAAAAAATATAAATGTTTGTATGATCCGAATGGAGAAGAGCCTGACATAGACCGAGTGATGGAAAGTTTAAGGAGCATAGGAAAAAAATGACAGAAGAAAAGAAAAAACCAATAAATGTTACGATTGATGAAAATAGTTTTGAGCTATCTTTAAGAATATTAAGTAATGAATTTGTTGCAATAAAGATTGGTTCAACAAATTTTTCTGGTAAACTTATAGCAGGTGGTATTTTATTATTATTTTTTACTTTGATATTATTGGAGGGCTTTGGTTTGAATGAGTTATTAATGAAATGAATTTTGAAACATTTTTAAAATGGAAGATACTACCGAGATTTATGATGCTTGCTAGTACAATAATGTCTTGGAGATGTGCAGAATGGTTTATGAATTTAGATGAGCCAACTATGCAACAATCAGCCTTTGTGTCTGTTGTTATGGGTGTGATGACAGGTATCTTTGGTATTTGGATGGGACACGAACATAAGGGAGATAATTATGGCAATAGCACCAAAGAAAAAAAGTAAAATAAAAAAAGTTATTAAAGGTTTAAAAAAGGCAAGTGCTTTACATAAGAAACAAGCTAAATCTTTGAAGAGTGTTTTAAATGGCAAAAACAAAAAAAGATCCTAAAATTGGAACTGGAAAAAAACCGAAAGGTTCAGGCAGACGCTTATACACAGATGAAAATCCTAAAGACACAGTTAGAATCAAATTCGCAACGCCTGCAGACGCAAGAGCCACAGTTACAAAAGTTAAAAAAATCAATAAGCCTTATGCGAGAAAGATACAAATTCTTACAGTCATGGAGCAAAGAGCAAAGGTAATGAAAAAAGCAGAAGTTGTGAGAATAGCTAAATCAGCTAAAGAAGCATTGAAACGTGCTAGAAAAAAATGACTGTATTTATGCTTATGTGTTATCTAAATGATAACTTTAACGGTGGAATATACTTCAAAAATATAAATGATTGCCTATATTACTCTGAAAGATTAAGCAGTCAAAAAATAGAAGTTCCGATTACAGTTGAAAATTATGAATGTATGTGTAAACTCATACCAAATCTTGACGACAAAAAAGTGAAGGTATATTAGGAGGTAGCAATGTTACAAGCACTTATAGGTCCTGTTACAGGACTTCTCGATAAATTTATTCCAGACGCAGATAAAAAGGCAGATCTCGCTCATAAGATAGCAACCATGTCTGAAAGACACGCACAAGAATTAGCACTTGCTCAAATAGAAGTGTTAAAGGAAGATGCTAAAGGTAATTGGTTTCAAAGCTCGTGGCGACCCCTTATTGGTTGGATTTCAGGTTTATCCCTAGGAATAAATTACATGGTAGCACCGATTTGTGCAGGTTTTGGTATTACAATACCCCAAGCAGACATGTCCGTTATGATGCCATTAATGTTTGGCATGCTTGGAATTGGAGGAATGAGGTCTTTTGACAAGTTAAAAAAGACGGATACAAAAAAATGATTAAAGAAAAAGATATAAAAATTTGTTGGATTCATAAAATAGCTATGAAAGAAGTAGTGCATGAAGAACCAATACCTACTGTAGGAATGTATAAATTTAAAGAATATAAATGTCCTATGTGTGCTAATTTGTATCAAGAAGAAGATTTATAACATGGATGGTGTTAAATTAGCAGAGCATTTGTATAAGAACATACGTCAAAGAAAAGAACAATTAAGTGAATCTTTGGCTGATGGAGCGATAGGATCAATGGAAGACTATCGAGCAATAACAGGTGAAATACGAGGTCTAACCTGGATTGAAGAAGAACTAAGAACCTCGATGAAAGGTATAGAAGATGACTAAAAAGTTATATGTGCCAGATCGGATTTTGGCACAAAAAGCAAAATCAGTAAATCCGACCCCTAAAGCTATCTCTAAAGCTTTTGATAATAAAGAAGAAGCCAATGAAAACTCTAAAGATCCATCAAAATTAGATGTGTCAGTTTTAGAGAGATTACCTCAACCAACAGGATATAGAATATTAGTTATTCCTTATTACTTGTCTGAAAAGACTAAGGGAGGAATTATTATTCCTGATGCAACAAGAGATCGTGAGTCTTTTGCAACAGTCGTAGCTTACGTTGTTAAGGTGGGTCCTGATGCCTATAAAGATTCTGATAAATTCCCAAATGGACCGTATTGTTCTGAGAAGAATTGGGTGCTTATGGGTAGATATGCTGGAAATAGGTTTAAAGTGGATGGTCTTGAGCTAAGAATCATAAATGACGATAATATTATAGCTACAATACTTGACCCAGCAGATATTTCTTATGTATAGTGGAGGTAATGATGAACGAAGTACAAGAAAATAAAGTTGAAGAAACTTCTAACGAGAATGAATTTGTAGTCGAGCTTGATGAAAATCAAGAAGTCGCTAAACAAGAAGCTCAACCAGAAGAAAAAGAACAAACAATTGTTCGTAGTCAAGATTCTGATGAGCATGAGTCATATAGTGAGAAGGTTCAAAAAAGAATTGATGCACTTACTGCAAAAAGAAAAGCTGCAGAAGATGATGCAAACAATGCCATAAGTTATGGTAAACAAGTTGAAGAAGAAAACAAAAGACTTAGAAAACAACTTGAGACATATACAAATGGTTACACAAATGAGTTTGACACTAGAGTTACGTCTCAAGAATCTCAAGTTAAAGCTTTGCTAAAGGAGGCTATGGATGCTAACGATCCTGAAAAAGTTGCAGAAGCAACTGCAGCTCTTACTCAAGTCAATATTGAAAAAGAAAGACTCAGAGTTCTCAAGCAAAACAGAGAGCAAGAAAAAACAGCTCAAGAAAATGAGGGACAAAGTAAAATAAATAAACCTCAACAACCTCAACAACCATCCATCGATGATAATCCAAAAATTAAAGCATGGATTTCAAGAAACCCTTGGTATGGTAAAGAAGATGAAATTGAGAAAAATTTAGCACTGATGTTAGCTGATAAAAAAGTGTCAAGAATGTATGATGCTACAGATGACAGATACTATGAAGAAATAGATAAAGAAATGTCTAAATTATTTCCTTCAGATCAGAGCAATGGTTCAATCGCCCAAACTGTTGCACCTGTAAATGGCAGAGCTTCTGCTAAAACTGGGCGTAAACAGAGAGTAGTCTTAAGTGAAAGCGAAAGACGAACTGCTGATAGACTTGGTGTGCCATATGAAAAATATGCACAGCAAAAAATAAAATTGCAAAAAGGAGCATAAGATGGCTGATAGATCAAATCGAGAGTCTGCAACTCGTGAAAAACAGGAAAGAAAACATGATTGGAAGCCACCTCAAACTCTTGATGCACCCGAAGCTCCTGTGGGGTTTAAACACAGGTGGATAAGAGAACGTGTTATGGACTTTGATGATAAGCAAAATGTCTATAAACGAAGAAGAGAAGGGT